CTAGCGGGTACGGCGGACAGCCTGGCCAATGCGCCTGTAGACCTTTTCCGTGATGACTTTTTCACTATGCCCCAGCAGGGAGCTTGCGGCGCCCAGGTCGGCAATGTCGCTGGCGGAGCGCGCCCGGATATCGCGGAACTGGAATGCCTTGATGCGGCTGGCCAGCTCCTCGTCGCCAGCCTTTAGCGCCAGGTCCGCCGCAGCTTTCCGGGCGCCATCGAAGCGCAGGCGCAAATGCCACTTCTTTACCTGGCAACCATTCGGCAGCGCGACAATGAAGGTGGTGCGCGGCCGGTGCGGGCGCGCGTGGATGCGCTCGATGACCTTCGCCAGTTCGGACTTGATGCCGTCGTGCTCGAGCACGATGCGCAGCAGCTTGTTGCTCTTGCCCTGGCGCACCTGCAACGCCCCATCCTTCAAATCGCCGTCGCGCATCTTGAGCACGTCCGCAGGCCGCTGGCCGGTCAGGTAGTTCAGGTCCATGGCGTCCTGCAATTCTTCACAGCCTGCGTTCCGTACTGCATCCCACACGGCCTTGTCGGCATAGAAGTCGCGTGGCACTTCTTTGTTCTTGCGCACGCCCCTGCATGGGTTCTCGCGCTTGGTGTAGCCCCATTCCCTTGCCATATTGAACACGTGCGACAGCAACGCGATTTCGCGGTTGGCGCGCACCTTGGCGCTGCGCGCATCGCGGTAGCGGGCAATATCCTGCGGCGTGATGGCGTCGATAGGCGCGCTGTCGAAGACCGGGCGCAGCTGGCTCAACGAGCTGGAGTTCTCGCGTTGCGTGCTTGGCGCCTTGCTCGGCAGGATGTCACGGACGTACTGCGCAAACACGTATTCCATGAGCGTGGCGTCGGTTGGCACGGGCTTGCACTCATATTCCGCCCACAGGCGCTTGGCCTCGACCAAATCCGTGCCCAGCGGGTATTCCTTCCTGTTCCCGGCATCGTCCCGGCCGTTGTAGTAGTAGCCGGTCCATGTGTCGCCTGATTTCAGCTTGCGCACGCGCCGCAGCATGCGCGGCGGCAGTTTGTAGCCAGTGCTTTTAGGTCGCATTGTTTTCTTTCAATTCTATTAACGTACTTTGGACAGGTCCGGCGCCCAGGCCGGCGTGCTCACCAGGCTGGCGGGATTGATGCCGCTCAAGCGCAACCTGGCGTACAGGCGCCCGATGATGGGCGCGCCGGCCCGGTTTTTGATGAAGGTCCATCCGTTTTGCTGCAGCCACTTGATCTGGTCGACTTTGCGGCAGCAGCCGGAAATGGTTTCCAGCTCTTCCGCAGTCAGGGTTTCGGACTGGATCGAATTGTCAAAAAGATTATTCATTGGATGCCGCTTTCGTTTTGGCGGGGTTGCATGCCTTGCTTTTGTTCGTGGCCAAGGCGAACGCTTCGGCCTCGGTATATTGGGGAACTTCGGCGCCGGTCTTGCGGAAGTCCCTTAGCCTGCAAAATTCTTTATAGTCGGCATCCGCGATCAAGGAAGCAGGCACATGACCCAAGTTACTCATGCCGGCACCGCGCAGCGTTGAGCCAGGGCCACCAGCCAATGCGCCAGCTCGGCCGGCGTGTGTTCGCGTTCCGCCTTGCCGCATTCCGGCCGCCAGCCGGGATCTCCTTTCCGGCGCCGCTCGCCGGCGCGGTTGCGTCCAGCCGCGGCGATCACATGCGAGGCTTCGCCCAGGACGATGGGCATGGCAGGTATTTGAGCCGGCGCACAGCCGACGATGTACAGCAAGGTGGCCTTTTCGGCGCGGTGGCCAAACGAGCTTTGGAAAATCGGCAGCGTCCAGCCGCCAAATTTGTCCCGCTCGCCGATCGCTGGCAAGCCGCAGTGCGGCCACAGCGTCGAGCGCTTCGGGTGCTCGAGCACGCCGCCGAACTTGCGGACCTGGGCGACGGCCCACACCGCGAGTTCCTTTTCGTCCGGGCGCGGCTTGGCCAGGTGGCGCAACGTGCCCCAGGAGCGGCACGGCGGATGCGCCACCACTGGCACGCCACCTGGCCAGGCACGGGCGTCGCGCTCCGCGTCCCAGGCATCGACCGCCGGCATGGTCTTGTAGATCGAATTGGCGCGCACGAACAAGGCCGCCACGGCCGGTACTGAGCGTTCCGCCGTCATGCTGGGCACCCGACGGGCGCGGTTGCCTTCTTGACCGCCTCGATGGCGCCCAGCGGAACGGCGCGGAACATGCCGGGCCACTGGTGATCCAGCTCCACCCAGGCGTGCAGCTCGCCATTGCCCACGTCGCGGCGCAGGTCGTTGACGGTGCCGGCCTGGTAGCCTTCATCGGTATCGAATGTCACGCGGTCGCCCAGGGCGATTTGCCGCGGCGAATTTGTCGAGGTGGTCAGCATTGCGGTGCTCCTTTCAGTTTGGCGGTAACGCCGCACACGCCGAAGTGGTCGAGGGCGGCCTGGATCGCGTCGCCGCTGGAAGCGGCAATCGCGGCGTATTCAAAGCGTTCGGTTTGCGTGCGAACGATCACGGCATAGGTGCTCATGTGCCATTTCCTTCTTTGGGTGGGGTGTCGGGGACGATCAGCCGGGGATACGGGCAGGCGTTGACGGCCGCCCAGGCGGCAATTACGGCTGTTTTTGCCTCGTCGGGCAGGTCAGGCGCGGGCGCCGCCGGCGGCGTGGCCGGGGCGGGGTGGTCGGGGTGCGTACAGTTATTTACACGAGTCCGAGGAACGGCAACCCCAACAGCCACCCCGCGCCCGCTTGTGGCCTGTACCGGCGTCCACGTATGGCGCACGGACTTGAAGACCACGCCTATGAGGTCGCTGCAGCGCACCCCGTAGGGCGTGGTGCGCAGCGTTTCGCCGTAGCGGCCGATGACGGTCTTTTCGTCCTTGGCCAGCGTGACGACCAGTTCCTTGCGCGGCACCAGGGCGCCGCCCTGGGCGCGCAGGTATTCGGCCCAGCAGGCGCGCTTTTCGCCGTCGACTTTTTGCACGGCGTCCCAGGCGCGGCGCATGGCGGCCGGGGCTTCATTGAGCATGCTTGCCTCGATGCGGCGCAGCTCACGCCAGACGGTGACCGGCGCGCCGCCCCATTGCTGGAATTGACGGATGCCCCAGCAGGCGGCCCAAGACTCGACGCGCGCCGATGGCGTCAGCTCGACATCGCCTTCGGTGTCGGCCGTGACGACATAGCCCTCTTTGGTCTTATGCTCGGCCACGCCATCGATGTTCTTGGCCACGTACTTGGCGATGTAGCCGGCGGCGCTGCCCTTGGCCCAGTCGATGCGTTTCACGTCCAGGCGGCGTTTAAAGGCGCCCGGTTCGCCACGGTCCACGCGCCAGGCGTAGCGCTTCATGATGCGGATGGCGCGGCCGGCCACGTCGCGCAAGTGGGCCGTCTTGTATTTCGCGGTGGGGCGCACGAACAGCAGCAGATGCCAATGCGGGCAGCCGTCGTGATGCGGTTCGGCGATGCGAAAGCCGTACAGGCCGATGCCACGGCGCGCCAGCGCGGAGCGGCACAGGGAAGTCATCTTGCCCAGGTATGCATTCGCCTCGCGCGGCGTAGAGCCGTCGAACTTGTCGTTTGGCTTGCCGCTGTGCTGCATGGCGTGGAAGCGCGATGGGCACGTCCAGGTGATGAAAATGCCCTGGTCGCCGCACTCGCGGGCGATCTGCTCAAAGCCGTTGATACGCAACATCAGCTCGCCGCGGCGGATGGCTTTATTCGCGGTGGTCCTCTCGGCCAGCTCGGCGATGCTGAATTGCTGGCCGTTTTCGTTCTGCACCAGGGTGGCGGCCAGCGCTGCCGCGTTGCGCCGGTTTTGCGCCAGGCGCGACAGCACGGCGTCATTGCTGGCGTAGGGTTCGCCGCTGTATTTCACATAGCCCAGGCGGATATTGCCGGCTTCGAAGGCGCGCTTGACGCGCTTGCGCAACTGGCGGCGCCACCAGCGGGCGTCGACCAGGCGGGCGATGGTGTCGGCCAGCGTGTCGAACTCGGGCAGCTCGATGCCATACGAGGCGCATTCACTTTCCATGATCTGCAGGGCGTGCGTGTCGGACAAGGCCATCCACAGCATTTTGGTCACACCGGCTGCCGCGCGCTCGGCGGTGGCCACGATGTCCGCATCGCTTTGCGACAGGTCGACGCCGGCCGGCACGTACTGCTCGGCGAACTCGCGCACAAAGCTGGTGGCGACGGATTCATAGACTTTGTACCAGGACGACCAGGCCATCTTGGCCAGGGCGGCCGTGATGACGCGGTTGCGCCACTTGAACGGGATGCGGGCCAGCTCGGGCGCGAACTGGGCGGATCGCAAAAAGGCTTCGTGACGCTGCGGGGCAGGCAGCAGGATTTGTTTAGATTGCATTTAACAGTCTTTCGTACACACGGATAGCGGCAGAGGTGGCGGCGCGCAACTCGATACGCTCTTCCTCGGTAAAGGAGTGGATGGGCGATTCCCAGCGGTCGGCGTCCAGGCCGGCGGCGATCAGCACGGAGCGGCGCGCGCCACGGGGCGACAATCCCCAGGCCTGGGCCATGAAGGGCGCCAGATTGCGCAGCTTGATGCTGCGTAGCTGGGCCTTTGCTTCGGCGATGGCGGCCAGCGCATGCCCGGCGCCTGGTGGCGTCGGCATGTCCTTGTCGCGCGCGGCCAGAATCTCGGCGGCAGGCTGGAAGGACAGGTGATTGTCGATAAGGGACGCCGGCATGGTTCAGTCCTTGATAGCGCCGATGGCCTGCAGCACGGCAGGGGTGATGACGATCAGGAGCGACAGCAGCCAGATGCCGCAGGTTTTGGCCAGGCGCAGCATCAGCGTGCTCCTGCCTTGAGAAAATGTTCTGCCCAGTACGGGAGCGTGTGCGATGCGCCGCAGCAGTGCCGGGAACCCGCTTCAGTGGCGAAAATGTAGTTCACTTCGATGGGCAGCTTGCCGACCAGGGCGCGTTGTTTGGCTGGCGCGAAAAAGCCGTCACGCTCCAGTGCTTGCGCATCGCTGACGATGAAGGTCAGATTGGCTGCGCCATAGGTATGGTAGGTCTTGGCGATCTCATGGATACGGGCGGTCAGCGCCGCGATGCCGATGCCCGCGCTGGCTTGCAGCAGAAAACACGTTGGTGCCACGGGGACAATACAATTTTGCAAGGTCGGGCGGTTCGTGCTTGATGCCATGGATATGTCGGCATGACTGGTGGCGTGCAGCGTGGTTTCCATCGGTTTTCCTTATTTCAGGTTGAACGAAGCCCGCACGCTCAAAAGGGAGCGCAGCAGGGCACAGCAAAAGAGGGGAGTTACGGCGGCCGGGCTACGGCGGCGCGAGGATCGGGGTAGTCATCAGCAGCCCGCAGTCAGGTCCAGGGCCAGCTGGCTGGTGGCCGCCGCGCGCGCATGCTGGGACATCGGAATGCGGATATCCGGCTTGGGCATGGCGGACAGCGATAGGGTGCGCAGTACTTCCAGGCCTGCCACGAAGGAGTGCCCGCATTCGGGGTTCTGGCACATGTAGGTGATTTCCTTGAACATGGCGGACATCGTGCGGCTTTTGACGGCACGGACGGTGTATTCGCAATGCGGGCAGGGCAGGCCGATGACTCTCATTTCAGCTTTCTTTCCACTTGGTACAGGGCGCGACCGCGACCCGTCATGTTTTTCGACTGTATGCGTAAGCGCGACTTGACGAGCCATTCAGCCGCCTGATCGATACTTGCCAGCCCCTGGCGTTGGCGCACGAGTTCCAGCACCGCGCGCTCTTCGTCATTGAGGTTAATTTGATGGTCTGGCATTTTCTGTAACTTTAGAGTTGCTCAAAAGTGACTCGGTTTAAACGCTGCGACGCTGTACGCTGTCGATAGTGGCGTCATCCAAGGCGATCACGGCCAAGGCTTCACGCATCACGATCTGGCGCACCAGCACCGCAAGCTCTTCGCCCTGGTAATTGGCGATCGAGGAAACAAGCTGGTGCTCGTAATCGTCCAGGCGCAGCATGACGCGGTGGCTGCGGATACGTTTTGCATCGGGGTACATGACGTGGTCCTTAGTGGGTGGATTTGGATGCGAGTTCGCGCTTGTAATCGGCGAGGCCGCGCAGGATCAGGAAGCGGAGAAACCAGGCACGAGAGCGCTCAAATTTCTCCGCGTAGCCCTCAACCTCATTCACCTCATCAGGCGTAAGGCGGACGCCGAGTGGTCGAGAAGTGACGCCCTTCGCAAGACGTCCGACTTTTGACAAATTATTCATAATGTTATGATCTGTAATCGCTACGGAATGGCGTAAATATATCACTCATTTGAGTGATTTGAAAAGGTATTTGTACTCAAATGAAGTATTTTTTTGATCGTCTCAAGGAAGAACGGAAGCGCCTCGGCCTCAATCAGGATGAGTTTGCCGCTCTTGGTGGAGTAAAAAAGGGAGCTCAGTTCAATTATGAAAATGGTTCCCGTACACCAGATTCGGACTACCTGGCGGCCGTTGCTGCGGCTGGAGTTGATGTGCTGTATTTGCTGACAGGAGAACATGCACTGTCAGCGTTGCCTGCGGACGAGCATGAACTGTTGACTGGCTATCGAAGTATGGACGTTCGCGGGAAAGCGGGCGTACTTGGGATGATCAGCGGCATGAGCTCGCCAACGACCCCGGCATCCCAGGCGGGGAATACACCACACGTTGAGACCCACGGCAAGATTGGGCAAAATTTCGTGGGCAATATCATTGGGCCGCAGACTTTTAATGTGGCCGGCAGCGGACGGAAAAAGGAAAAATAGTCTGCAAATGATTGATCTTCTTATGCTTATTGTAATTGCTGCTTGTTTGCTTTGCATAATTTTCAGCAGCTGCCCTCCTTGAAAGCGAACACATAAAGCAGGTGATCCGGGGGGGGGCTGCCTTTGGCACTACATAGTATCTCTTGGCGATAGCAACACCGGGCAAAAAGCTGACTTTCGCAATTTGCGGTTGAGTGCCTAATCTTAGTTTTCATGCAGGAAAATATGAAAAATTCGCTCCTCATGTTTGCCCTTTTTTCGGTATTTAGTGGCTGTTCTCATACCACGCTTACAGAAAATACCGGATCAGTTGGAATTACCGGAAGTATAGAAGCAGAGCATGAAGTTCTCGGTAGTGGAAAACATATATTGGTGGTGACGGCAGCACCGGCTCTAGCTGAAACTGAGGGATCAATTGAACAACGTATATTCATCCGCGCACAACGCGAAGCTGCGCGAATCTGCCCAGGAAAATTTGAGTTTGTTACAAACCCGAACGGCGTCGCTCCTCTTGCCGCAGGTTTTATGAAACGATCACGTAGCTACGTATTTTCTTGCCTGTGAGATATTGCTACGGGGGGATTTTAGGCCATCAGTCTTCACTTGGCCAACGGCGGCAACCGGCCCAATTGCAGACGTTCGACTCGGAAAACCAGCGTAGAATGTCCGCAACATAACTCTCGGAAGCAAAATGACAATAAGGCTATCAGCAGCTGAATTCGCTGCCCACTTTGACGCGCTTGTTAGGACTATGCCTCCAATCGCTACACTACGTCATGACAGCCAGGAAAACCACGAATGGCTGGGTTTGGCTGCTCACCTAGTTCAGGAAACGGATACTGTTCGGGGTATGACATTCCGTATGGAAATGGCAAGGCTATATAACGGTTTGAACCGCATGCCTGGCGACACTGAGAAATTATTGGTTTCTATGGTGCAACAGTGCAAGATGGAGTGGCGGTTCAAATCGTCTGGGCCACTCGCTGTAGCGTTTGAACCGCGCCGACCATTCGATTACTTCGATGAAGTGCGGAAATATATTGAATCAGCCGCGACGGAAGTTTTTTTCATTGATCCATATATGGATGCGGAATTTGTGTCTCGTTACCTGCCATTTGTTAAACCGGGCGTAGTGGTTCGTCTACTCGGAAGTAATAAAATAATGGCGCTTAAAGCTGCGGTCGAAATGTATTCGGCACAGAACGGCAGTGCTATTGAGTTGCGGCATTCCATGTTCCATGATAGATATCTGATTATCGACAAACGTGAGTGCTACCAAAGTAGTGGAAGCTTCAACCATGGGGCAGCGACGGCCGCATCTTTGTTGGTGCAGATCGTCGACGCATTTGAGACAATTCAATCGATATACGAGGCCCGCTGGGCTGCGGGCACCGTGCATTTATAAAACCTACAACGGTGGCGGGTCAAAAGATGGCGGGGTCAGGTATGCCATTCGAACATGATCTCGGTCTTGGCGTCTAGACTCACAGCAAACTGTGCTGTAATAATATCAATACGGAACGACTAAATATGCTGTGTATGCGTAGTGAGGCTGAGCTTACGCAGAGAGTTCAGCTTGGCGATTTGCCTACTAGGGCCTGTGTTGGAATAGCCGACCTGACCCTCAAACGCTCCTGAATGATTGTTGTTATATTTCGAAAATGATAATTTTTAAAGTTTCGACTAATGTAATTAGTTATTTAAGTAATTTTTATTTATTTATTTTGGTTGGAATATTTTTTTTGATTTTTCAGATTGTTTTCTTTTGTAGTAATTCGAAAATCCACCAATGCCTATTATGAAGCTTGAGGAGATAAGAATTTTAGAATCTAGTGAAATAAAAATTGCCTGGTGGAATGTTGGTAATTTCTATCATTTCCTAAAGGAGAAGATTGGGAACAGCAAAAGTCGGTGGCCGCAGTCAAGAGAGGCATATGATGTAAAGTTAGGCTTAGTTGAAGCTGCTATTAAGGAGTTATGTAGCCTAACGGGACGCCCAGATATTTTCTTTTTTTGTGAAATTACTGCGGATGCACTTTCCGATCTACGTGAGCGTGTGTTTCCCGATTATAAGTTGATTTCTTTGGACGTGAAAAAGGATATGCCTACGTTGCAAGTGGGAGTTTTATTTAATCCGGATATCAAAGACGTCACCTTCGCTGAGCAACCTCCAATTTTGGTTCCGGCCACTCCAATTGGTACTCGGCCGATGATTGTACTCGATGCATCTTTAAAGGGGGAAGTTATTAGGATTGTGGGCTGCCATTGGCAGTCCCGTTTCGATCCTGTAGGCTCTGAGCGAGTACGGTGGCGTTTGGCAGACCATTTAAGTAAATATACTTATGATTTTCTAAACGAAAACTTAAGTTGCCACCATGTTGTTGTTATTGGTGATCTGAATGAGGAGCCTTTTGATTCTAATCTTGCGACGTTGTATGCTCATCGCCACCGTGCACGCTCAAAAGCAAAACCACATCGTGCTGATCGTGATATCCAACGGGCTCACTTGTATAATACGTCTTGGCGTCTCATGGGTGAGAAATTTCCACATCCTCGAAAAGGAAATGCTCTAGGTTTTGAAAATTGCGCTGGGACATTTTATTGGGAAAGTGAGAAAACATGGCATCATTTCGATCATATTATTGTTAGCGGCGGATTGTTGAACAATGATGTTCCATATCTTGATGAGGATGAGCTGCATGTTATTTGCTCTCCTATATTTTTGACAGGTGGTTTGCCAAAAAAATTTATTGAAAAAAATGGTGCTTTCATTGGTTTGTCTGATCATCTTCCTGTGGTTGGAAAAATATTTATTTGATAATGGGTGATATATGGATTTCGATTCTATTCTTAAGTCTTCTTTGAAAGTTGTTAATGATGGGTATCAAACTTCCTTATCTGATTTAAAAGATGTCGTAAGTGATTTAAATGCTGCGGTAGTTCGAAATGCGGGAAAGCAATTTTCGGTTGTTGTGGGTGAGGTTGCAAATGATATTAAAGGTGGAACATTTAGGGTTTATTTTGATACTAATGTAAATAATTCTAGGGCGAGGGTTATAGATGTCGTGTTCCTTAGAATTCCTGCTGGTGGCTACCCTATAGCAATAGGGGTTTTTGATAAAAGCACGCAGAGATTTTTTAGTGAGCAAGATATTGTTGATAAAGAAGGCCTTCTTTATGCTTTTGCCCAATTGATTGAAAACCCAGATTCGGCATTAATTCAAGCTATCGGCTACGCGTTGCGCACAAGCGATAGCGACTACGAAGAAACTCCGTTCTAACAAATTATTAGAAAATTCTTGGTCGAAATATCGCCAAAAAAATCTAAATCCCTGACACCTGATTGAGAACGAAATAGTTATCGTCTCGCTGAATTGTGTTATCCGCTTGAAATCGAATCGCCGTCGGTCATGCCTTGGAAGCAGCTACCTTTGACTTCCAAGGTTTCTCGTCGTTTTCGCTGATAATTTCACGCACTTCTACGATTCTGCTCCAAACCTTTTTAGCGGCGCTCTTAGCGTTCTGCTTGGTCGCGTAAAGATGTTCTAAGGCCTTGAGTTTTCCAACTGCACCCGCCATTTCCTGACCAGTCTGCTTCTTCTTCCTCGCCACGTCCTTCCACTTGGCCACCACGCCCGTGATGCCTTCGTCCGGGTCTTTCTCTTCCTCGCGCTCGGCCTCCACCGCTTCCGTCTTCGTTTCAAACTCCACGCGCGTGGTAAAGCCGTTGCCGCCCAGGTTGTGCGTGACCTTGACTGATAGCCATTCGGTGGCGTCGATCTCGGGCTTGAAGCCTTGCACGGTCACGGGCGATTGCGGGAACACGGCCGGGTTGCCCAGGGCCAGGCTCATTTCGAAGGTGGCCAGTCCGCGCAGGATGCGCTGCCATTCGGCCACGGCCGCCGCGCGCGCGTCCGTTTCGTTGGCGAAGGTGGTGCGCAGGCGCTTGCTGTTGCCGGGCACGCCGGCCACCACGCTGCGGCGGCGCGCGTAGCGCTCGTCATGCCAGAAGGCGCGCACGCCCGTGTAGGCGTCGCTTTCGGCGCTGTGGTAGCGGTGGCCGTCGCCCAGGGCACGCGTGATGGGGATGACGGGCAGCGCCTTGCCGCTGGCGGTGCGGCTCTGGTTGATGGGGATGAAGAGCAGGGTGTCGTTCTTGACGGTGGCCACCGCGTCGTATTTCCTGCCCAGCCGGCGCAGGAAGGCCGCATCGCTTTCGTGGGTCTGGTCGATGTGCTCGACGGCGGTATCGCGCAGGCGCGCGGACACGCCCGACGCCAGCTCGTTGCGGAAGGCAATCGCCTCGATAATGGCGCCCAGGGTGGTCTTGTGAAAGCTGTGCTCCTGCTGCTGTTTGAAGGTGTCGATCAGGTTGGCCGACCTGGCGCGCAGGGTGATGGTGTCGGGCGCGCCGCTGTGCTCCACCTCGTCGACGGTGAACTTGCCCATATCCACCAAGCCAGTGGCTTGCCAGCCCAGCGCCAGGGCGATCTGCGCGCCACGCGGTGGCAGGGCCAGTTTGCCGTCGCTGTCATCCAGGGAAATGTCGAGCTGGTCGCTCTCGTCGCCACGGCACAGGGTCAAGGTCAGATTGATCAGCCGCGGTGAAACGATGGCCGTCAAATCCTTGTCTTCGATGCTGACCTTGAAGGCGGGGATATGCTCGCTCATTTGAACTTGTCCGCCGCGCTGCCGATGGCGCCGCTGATGCTGCCGCCGATCTTGTCTTTCATCTCGCTGACCACGCCACCGTATTTCGACGTAATGCCGCCGACCACATTGCCTACCACGCTGCCCACGGCATTCTTGGCTGCGCCGGCAATGCTGCTGGTCATGCCGTCGATGCTGAGCATGTTTTTCAGGTCGCCGATGTCGCCCATGCCCACCATGGCCAGCACGCCGTCGTCGTCGCGCTTGAGCGCAATCGAGAACTCGACGCGGCGCGCGCCGCCGCTGCCGTCCAGGATGGTGCGCCCCTCCGTCATGCTGGTGATGCGGTAGGAGCCGAGTATGCGGCCCGTGCCCTGAATCAGAATCCATGATTTACCGGTGTCGGCCATCATGCGCAGCGCATCAAGCGAGTACAGGGAGCCGGTCAGTTCCGGCGCCACCCAGCCCGACAGGGTGATGGTGTCGTCGCCGGGCCCCACGTACTGGTGCGCATCGCGCAGGCCCACGCGGGCCGTGCTGGCGTGCTTCCATTCCGTTTGTCGCTGCAGTTCGTGATAGGCCAAGGTGGGCAGGCTGAACACGAACATTCCTAAAATCATCATCATGGTGGTGTTTCTTTCTTAATCGTGGTCGCGCAGGGACGAGCGGATGCGTGCCGCCTTTTCTCGGTCGCGCTGATCGAGCGCCGCGCTTACCGCGCGCGCGATGGCCTGCGGATCGGTGCCGGCCTGCACGTTAAAAGTGATTTCGATCTTGTCGCCTTGAATCGTCATGCCGGCACCAAAGCCGCCCACGGGCAGCGGGGCGCGCGTGTCAAAAGCGCTGGCGGGCAGGGCCGTGGCCGTGCCGATGGCGATGCCGGCGCCCAGTTGCGTCAGGCGCTGCGCCAGGCCGGAAACCTTGGCAATGGGAGCGCCCTCGCTGCGGTCCAGGCCCACGGCCAGGCCCTGCATGGTGTAGTCGCCTAGCTGGGCAAACACGCGGCTCGGGCTGTGGATGCCCAGCTTTTCCTTGAACCAGGCAATGGTGCTGGAACCGGCATTGCTGATGGCGTCCTTGACGGCGCCCATGGAACCGGTGATGCCATTGACCAGGCCGCGCAGGATGTTGGCGCCGAACTCGGTGAACTGGGCCGGCAGCTTGATGCCGAACCAGCTCATGACGCCAGCGAACGCCTGATAGAACACGCCGACCGGTGACCAGTTGATAATCAGGGCGGTAATGCTGTTCATGCCGCCAGCACAGACCGTGCGCAGGCGCGACCAGATATCGGTGAAGAAGGCGCCGATAGGCGCCCAGGATGCGGTGATGCGCTGCAGGATGCTGGCGCCGAAGTCGGTGAACTTGGCCGGCAACGTGATGCCGAACCAGCCCAGGACGCTCGCGAAGGCGCGATAGAACAGGCCCAGCGGTGACCAGTTGGCGATCAAGGCGCTGACGCCTTTAACGCCGCCAGCAAACGCGATCTTGATCTGCGACCAGACGCCAGTAAAGAAGCCAGCCAGCGGCGCCAGCCCCTTGGCGAAGCGGCCCCGGATGCTGGCGGCAAAGTCGGTGAACCTGGCCGGCAGCGCGATGCCGAACCAGCCCAGCACGCCAGCAAAGGCGCGATAGAAGAGGCCCAGCGGCGACCAGTTGGCGATCAGGCTATTGATGCCGGTAAAGCCGCCGGCAAACGCCGCCTTGACGTCTGACCACAGGCCGGCAAAGAAACCCTTGATCGGCTCCCAGTATTTGTAGATCAGGAAGGCTGCGCCGGCAATGACCGTGATGGCGATGCCAATCGGGTTCATCAGAAGAGCGCGGCCCAGCCACAGCACGGCGCGGCCGGCCCACATGAAAGCGCCGCCCAGCTTGCGCAAGATGGGCGTGAGTACGCCGCCCGTCACGCCCATCTTGGCGAACATGACGTGCAGCATGGCATACGGGCCGATCAGGGCGGCGATGCCCAGCATCAGCGGGCCGAGCACCAGCAGCAGGCCGGCCAGTGCGGCAAAGCTGGTAATCATGGCTTTGGCCACGGTGGGATTGCGCTCCATAAAACCGTTCAGGCGCGTGAACGCCGCGATCGCCATTTCAAGCGCTTGCGTGTACATGGGCAGAATTTTTTCTCCCATGACCAGCTTCAGGTCGGAAAGCTTGGCATGGGCTTCGTGTTCTGCACCAGCGCCTACCGCGCGCGCGCGGTCGTGTAACTTGTCCATGCCTTCGGTGTTCTGATTGAGGCGCTCACTCTTTCGCATTTGCAAGCGCTGGCCAACCACGCGCATCAAGAAGGCAGCACCGTTGCTATTGGAAATGAGGGTGCCAATTTTGCTGTTAATTGCATCTTCGTCTGTAATTCCTTTCGCAGCCAGCTTAGGCAGGAAAACTTTTTCTACCCAGTCCAATGGACTTTTTTGGAACAGTTCGCCTTCCAGCAGCGCGCCAGCCTGAATGTATTTAATTTGCCCCACCTTGTCGTACTTGATGTGCGTGCCATTCAACAGGCCAAGAGCTTGCATTTCCCTGGCCGAGCGTTGAGTGGCGCGTCCCTGGACAATGTTGTTGTACAGCGAGCGGAAGCCGACACCGGCTGTCGATCCTCCCAACTCCTGCAACATGGGTTCCATCTGATTGAAAAACGCGTTGTCGGTCAAACCTTTACCCGCCACGCCGCTACGAATCGTGAATTGACGCCATTCTTCGCCACTTACTCGCCCGCCTGTCGCAGCAATGATTTTTTGAATGCGATCAGCATCCTTCTTGAATGCCTCGACTGATCCAGCATTGCCGCGTAACTCAATGACCTTTTGCATAGCAAACAACTGCGCATTGCGTTCCCCAGCGGAATCTGGATAGAGGGTATCGTTGATGAACTTCATTTTTGCCAAGCTGGGCAAAGCCATTTCAGCATGGTGCCCGTCTGCAAAGATGGAAATTGAATCTCGGATCATTTCCGTCTTTTCCAGCTGGCTAACGCCATACGTCTTGAGTTCCTTCGCAAACGCAATCGCGTGTTCTTTTTCCTTGGCCGTGCGCGCACCCAGCGCACGGATGCGCGCCGTTTCAATTTCGTAGTGTTTCGCTTCGTGCAGCCCCTTGACGACGGGCGCGGCCACCACGGCGCCGGTGGCAGTCGCGCCAGCGCCGGCCATGGCAATGCTGCCCGCTTTGCTACGCAGCTTGTCGGCGTGCTGGGTGGCATTGGTGACGCGCTGCTGCTTGGCGGCGGAGGCGGCCAGGCGCTTTTGTTGCGAGGCAAGCTCAACGTTCGTCAGCTGGATGCTGTTTTTCAACCACTCCTGCGCCTTGCCCAGCTGGCGCGTGTCGATGCCGGCGTCTTTCAGACTGGTGCGCAGGACGCGGAATTGCTGGCTCTGTTCTCGGCCTTTCAGCGTCAAGGCTTGCGTGACCTTCGTCGCCGCCTTCAAATCACGCGTCATGGCGCGTGTAGGAGACTCGGTCTGTTTTATGCTTGCGGCCAGCTCTTTTACTTTCTTTTGAGCTTCTTTCAGCTCAACCCCCGTTGTTCGAATACCGCTATGCAGTTCGCGGAATTTCCCCAGGTTTCGTTGCTGGGTGTTCAGCTCGCGCAAGCGGTCACTGGTGGCCTTCAAAGCCTTGGCCGTCTCGCTGGAACCGCCCATGATCTTTTTCAGCGGGCCGGTGATCTTGTCCAGCGCTGCAAACACTACCTGTAATTTCAAATCCCGACCAGCCATCTATTCCGCTCCGCTTCGCTGCCGGGCGCGTTCGCGCCAGGCCATCAGTTCATCAATCGTAAAGCCGTCCATCGCTGCCGGCGTCCAGTGAAAGACGCCGGCAATGTCGGCCATGGCGTCTTCTACTTCGCCGGGGATACCGAAAGGCGATCGGCTTTGCTCGCCAAAAAACCGGCAACCTCGGCGCCCACGGCCAGCAAGTCGGCCGGGTCCATGTTGGCGATGTCGTGCGCGGTCAGGGTCGGTTCGGTGATGCGCGGCAGCACGATCTGCAGGGCCGACACGTTCAGGTTGGCCAGCTCGATCAGGGAAATGCCGCGCAGGGCGCCCGCCTTGGGCTTGCGCACGGTGAGCGAGGTAATGAAGGTGTCGCCGCGCTTGATCGGGTCGTCCAGCTCGATGACGGCTTGGTTTTGGGTATCGTTGTGCATGGTGGTTTCCTTGTGGTGTGGTGGTAAGTAAAAGGGGATTACAGGCCGATGGCCTTGCGGATGGCTGCATTCGTGTCGCCGCCGCCGAAGTTCTCGGTGCCGCTCATGAAGTCCAGTTCGATGACGGTGGCGCCGTCGATCATCAGCTTGTAGTAGCTGCAGGCCATCGTGTACTTATGGGTGGTGTCGTCGCCCATCTTGGCGCCGCCCATATCGATTTCCTTGTAACGGCCGCGCACGACGACCTCGACGGCGGCGACCGTGCCGTCATCGTCTTCCTGGTAGGCGCCGGCAAAGCGCAGTTGCACGGCGCCGTGCGTGTGCGCGCCGTACTGTTTCAGGGCTTCGGCGATCAGGCCGCCGCCGCTCCATTCCAGCGACAGCGCCTCATTGCCGAAGTCCACGGACACGGGGCCGCTCATGCCGCCGGCGCGGTACTCTTCCATTTTGCGGCTGAGTTTCGGCAAGGTGACTTCGGGCACCATGCCCATGAAGGAGACGCCGTTCTGGAACAAGTTAAAATTTTTCAGTTTGCGGGGCAGGCCCATAATTTCTCCAGTAGTTCAATGCGCCCGCGCTGGCGCGGGCAGGGTGGTGACGCCAGTACGACTATGCGGCGATGCGCGAGGCGAAGTCGGCCAGGTAGCGGTCGGTGATGCGCTGCTGGAATTTCAGGTTTTCCAGCGGCGGCACGGGCGTGTAGTCGTAGTCGATGGCCAGCTTGCCGTCTTTCAGCGCCGTCTTGTCGTTGTACTGCTCGTCATACCAGGCGTGGCCGTCGATGATGTAGCCCTGCAATTTCAGGTCGCGGAACTTTGCGTTGATGCTTTCCAGCAGGTCGCGCACCAGGGACGGATGCAGGGGCACGTCGACATAGGCGAAGTGCGCTTCGGCGATGGTGTCGGCCAGCACCTGGGCCGTGCGCGTGTAGCTTTCGAAATAGAAGAAGCCGCCCGGCTCCTCGCAGGTGCGCGAACCCCAGAAGCGGTAGCCGCCCATGTTAATCAGGGTGGTCACTTCCTTGGCGTTGAGCACGCCGGCGTCGGTGGCCGGGTCTTGCAGGTCGAAAAACACATCCTTGGTGATGCCGGTGGGGCCGTTGATGACCACGTTGGACAGCGTCTTGTGCCAGCCCGTTTCTTCGTCGATCTTGGCGCGCAGGCCCATGGCGTAGGCGACAGCCGACATGCTGGCCTCGGCATCGATGGCGGTATCCCAGTTCACAAAATCGGGCCAGATGACCATCACTTCGCGCTGGCCGAACTGGCCGCGATAGGCGGTGGCCGCCGTGACGGTGGCGCAGCCGTAGGCGGACGCATAGACGAAGCCGCGCAGGCGCTGGGCCACGCTGGCCAGTGCATTGGTCACGGCCTGGGTATCGATCCCCGGCGCGCCCAGGATGCGCGGTTTCACGCCCAACTTGCTTTGCGCCGCCAGCAGCGCCTGAGTGCCCAGGTACTTGCCGTCGGGCGAGACGCCGCCCACGGCATTGGTCGTGGTTTCCGCTTCCGTTTCGCCTTCGGCCACGCGCACCACGACGGTCAAGGGCTTGGTTTGCGCGGCAATCGCCTGCAGTGCGCGATACAGGGTGCCCGTCTTGCCGGCCTTGCCCATGGCTGCCAGCACGTTGGTGACGAGCACGGGCGTGTCGAGCGGGAACGCTGCCGGGTCGGCATCGTCGGACGTGGCGATCAGGCCCAGCACGGCGGTGGAGACGGTGCGGATGGGGCGCGAACCCTCGTTGATTTCAATGACGCGCACGCCATGGTGGTAGTCGGTTGCCATAGTGAATTCCTTTTTTAAGTGTTTTTTGAAGTGGACGACAAGCGCCCTATGCCGTTGCGTAGAGCCTGGAGTTAGCGAAAATGGTTGTCCCGGTGCTTGCGGCCAGACCATAGATTTTCAACACGCCATCCGTGCCCAGCACGGCATAGCCGCTTTCGAATTTTTCAGTGCTGACATGAAATTGCAGATCGTTTTTCGGGGTGAGCAGGCGCCCGAAGTACTGCACGACCGTGCCGTTTTCCCGGCTGGAACCTATTTTGTATTTGCAAGTAAATTCCACGTCGCCGCAGTCGTTGACGCGATACTTCGCCTGTGAGCCGTCCGCCACCGTATAGCCGTTTTGCATCGTCCATACAGGGGGCATGGCGCGCCAGTCCACGCGGTTATGCGACACTAAATTGCGTTGCGCCAGGATCGTTTTTGCGTGTGCGTGGCCCTGTAGCTTGGCAAGCGTTGGATTGCCGTGAATGTTGTCGGCAATAACAGGGTCGAACTTCGTCAAGTCAGGTTTCAGCAAGGGATTGACCATATTGGCGATCAACAGGCCGTATTCGCTCAGTCCATCGACGACTGGCACACTTTCTTCAGCCGCGACTTTCAACAAGGCCATGCGGTACGGCGTCGCACTGGCGTAATTGAGGGACGCCTGGCCGCGCGGGCCGGCTTGACCCTGCGTGTACCACAATGGGAAAACGTCGATCACCACATGGGCATTCGCCTCCTTTGCCAGCCTTACCGCCTCCTTCGTATTGGCATACAGCGTCGCCACACTCACCAATCCTTGGGCGTCGTTGGTACCCCAGGCGATCACAACGTCTGTCGTGCCTGGCGGAATGCCGCGTTGACGCAAGATACCGAGCTGTGCGGACGAATCATGGCCGCCCACGGCTTGATTGTTGTATTGAATAACCCGCGCGCCTAATGAGCCGTCGATGTACTGAGCACAGTAGCGGGCCGGGCAGCTGGCGCCATCGGACTGCCGCGAGTCGCCGATATAAAACAGTCCGATCAGATCGGTGGAACTTTGTTCAGCCCCTTCCTGCAAATAAAAATCGCTCCATATGCAGTTGCTCACCGATCCAGCAAGATAGCCGCCGAACATGACATCTTGAATCGGTTCCTTGGTGCGCTTGTAATAAAACAAGGCGCCGTTGACGAGGATCTGGAAGGTGAAGGCATCGAGCAGCGCAATCGTCACGGTCGCCAGGTCCATGTCGAATGACTGATGGGTTTGACGGTAGGAGTCCTGTGGCTGCTGCCAGCCACTCGATACGCTCGGCGAGCCTGCTTCCTTCTCATACACCGCGACGCGCCCACCTGCGGAGGAAATGCCGTAGTAACCAGTGGCCGTTCTGCCGAAGACACAGCTACGGAAGTTCGCCATGCCGGCGGGAATGGCCACGCGCGCACTGAGGCGTTGACCGGCTCGCAGACGCATGCCGCCGCCTTCAAATACCCCCGAGCCTCCCGCGCTGTCAAACACGATGGCAGTGTCGTGTAATGCCACGTTGGCGCTCGCTGCCAGTACCTCGGCATCCGAACCACCAGTGTCAACGGTGCCCGGCCACAGTAGCACCTGGGTATGGAACTCTTGCGCGGGATTGACGGCACGCACCATCGGCTTGACCAGATCACCATGACCGATGAAGCGCGATTTCTTGTTCAGTGGTTGCGGAAACGTGGTGTCGCCTTTGTCCAGATAGCTCATGCCCATCTTGAACGGGCTTTTCGCAATGACAGTCTCGTTCGATTCGCAGTCAAAGCTGACATTGTCGCAATAGAACACGACACCCTTGTCAGCGCTAATTTTGAGTGAGCTGTTACCGAATGTGTACGGCGTCTTATATTGGAAGTAGTAGACGTTTGTCTCGCCGGTAACGAATGGGAAATGCACCACTGGGCAGTCGTTGTAAGCCCGTACGTGATCGATCAGGCGCTGAAAGTTGTTGGTTCCAATGCCGCTGGTCATGTTGAAGTTACCGGCCCCGCCCAGGTCCAGCATGCTGACGGTCTGCTTCAATTTTTCTTCGACGCGGATAGGAACAGTGCCGCCCACCGGCGTGAATTCGGCCCTGGTGATGGCGCTGTCCGCATAGTCGCGCGTGGCCATGACGATGCCGGGATCGATCGACAGTTGCACCGTTTCGGCGCTCGATACGATCAGCACCATGCGGATGACCTGCGTGCGCGCCGAACCCTCGGGCATCTGCGGCTTGTAGCTGGGCGGGCAGTTGGCCACGGCCACCAGGTCGCCATCGGCATCGAGCAAGCCGACTTCACGAATCCACCAGCCGCCGCTTTTTTCCGGGATGACGCATTCGGCGATCACCTGGCTGGTGTTGATCGGGTCGAGGCTCAACTGGTTGAGCGGGGCACGGTAGACCTCGCGCACCAGCTGCGTTTGCGCCAGTTCGGGGCTGGGCGTGGCGCCTGCGCCATCGCCGACGACCATGTGCGTGAGCTTGAGCGGCACGCCGCCGGCCTTGGCGTCGGCGTCCTTGGCCTCGCCGATGGCGGTGAGTATGGCGAAATATTCCGGTGATTCCTGTGACATGCGAGCCTCAAAAAAGAATGAAAGTGTGGTGCGGGTGGTATTGCCCGTCAGGCCGGCGCCGCTTTGGCCGGTCCGGGATAAATGGTCAGCGCATCGCACTGGTGAATGCCAGCCGCTACCTGCGCCGCGCCGCGCACGCGGATGTCAATCGGCGGCTGGCTGTGAATCGTCATGGTGTCGATGGTGTGCGCCATGCCGCTGGTGCCACATAGCCCGGCAGCGCGCACCTCAATCGGCGTGCGCGCGTAGATCGTCAGCTCGTCGCCCTGGTGCACAACGGCGCCTACTTGCGCCGCGCCGCGTACACCCAGGTTAATGGCCAGGCCGGTCATGTGCCGTGTGACCGGCTTGGCCTCGTCCACCAGCCGTTCGATTTCCTGGTGCATGCCGCTGGTCACGCCGCTATCGAGCACATCGAAGTCGAGCTGAAAGGTACCGCGCGGGCCGGGCGGGGTGGTTTGCCACCATTCGCGCACGCGGATGCCGGCGCTGAGGGGCGCCAGGGCGTGGCGCAGGGCGCTGATGGTGCCCTTTTGCTTGTGGACAGAAAACGCCGACTGGATGACGGCGCGCTTGGTGCTGACGGGCCAGGTGGGTTCCCAATGGTCGACCGAAAACGAGGCGGCCAGGAAGGGCAGGGCCGATACCGGGCAGGCGGCCGGGTTGGCCAGGTCGCGCAGCGGCACGGGCACGCGCTCGATCAGGGCGCCGGCGCGGGCAAGATTGCGCTCCAGGCGGGTGGCGTTGGGCGGCAGCAGATCAGCCACGGGGGCCACCGTTGATGACGTCGATACCGTTGCAGAATGCCGCCTGCACATCGGCCACGGCGATATCGTCGGCCGGCTCGTGCAGCACCACCTTCTTGACGCCTTCGGCATGCAGGGCGGCGATGATGGCCGAACGGTTCACATCGCGGCCCAGGCGGCGGCGCTCGTTGGCGTAAGCGGCGGCGCGCTCGCCGGCCGCCTGCAGGATCGGTTCGGCTTCCGGGTGTGGATCGAGGTAGACGGTGGCACGGATCGCGTAATGCACGATGTCGGCCGTCTGCACGCTCAGGCGGTCGCCCAGGGGGCGCACGTCCTCGTCGCTCAGGGCCGCATGCACTACCTCCAGCAGGTCGTCGCTGGCGGTGCCGTCGCCAATGGCGGACAGTACCGTCACGACAACCTCGCACGGCTCAGGGGAAATGGCGCTGATGTCGGCCACGCGCGCGTCGGCGTCACGGGCATGCTTGACGTAGGCATTGCGCGGGCCGGCCACCGACAAGCCTTCAAATGCCAGCTGGATGCGTTCGCGCAGCAGGGCGTCCGTTTCCACGGTGGTGACGGTGGTGTCCGCGTCGAGCTGCTGCACCTTGACCAGGCGCGTCAAATTGACATTGGCGGCCAGCTGGTCCAGGTCGGTGCCGCTGGCAAAGGCCAGCATCAGGGCGCGCGCACCATCGTTGACGCGCTGGCGCCATACCAGTTCGCGGTAAGCGTTCTCCTGCAGAATCTTTGCCATCGGCTCCGACTCGATCTCCAGCGCACGGGCAATGGCCTCCTGCTGGTTGGCCGGGAAGTGAGCGACGAGTGCCGCCTTGCGCTCGGCATAGATGGCCTCAAAGCTCAGCACCTCCACGATGCTGGGCGCCGGAAGCAGGGACAGGTCGATGGTGCTCATGGCGTGCGCTCCTGGCCGATGCCAACTGCGAGCTGGACAGATTGGCCATCGGTCACGCCGTCCAGGATCAGGGACGCCGCGCCTGCCTCGCCTGGCTCAAACTGCAGGCCGGTCAGGTTGATGCGTGGTTCCCACAGGCGGATAGCGTAGGCGGTGGCGGCATAGATGCGCAGCACCGTGGCGCTATTCAGGGGCTGGTCGATCAGTTCGGGCACTTCCGAGCCATAGCGGCGGCGCATCAGGCGCGAGCCGATGGGCGTCGTCAGGATATCGCTGACGGATTGGTGGATATGGGCCAGCCCGGACAGGGGGCGGCCAGTGACGGCGTGCATGCCCAGCATCACAGCGGCCCGCCCGACTTGTCGCCGCCGGCCTTGACGCCGCCGTGCGGATGCTTGGCCAGGCTGATGGCGCCGGCCAGCACGTCCTCGCTGGCTTTGATCGTCCCTTGCACGGCCATGGCCACGCCGCCAGCGGCGCCGGCCTTGGCGTTCACGCCGCCGTTCAGGGTGGTGACGCCTTCCACGGTGGTGGATTGCTTGACGATCAGGTTTTTCATGACGGTCAGGTCGCCCATGCAGATGGTGCTGGGCGCGTTCGACGTGACCTTATCCGCCGTGATGGTGGCCGTGCCGCCGGGCAGCGTGGCCGTCAGTGCGTGGGCGGCGTGGTCGTACTGCACCACGGCGCCGTCGGGGTAATGCGTGGTGTGAATGGTGGGGCTTGTTTCGGGCGCGTCAAACGCCTGCGAGTACAGCGCCGGCAGGATGATGCCGCGCGTCAGGTCGCCGCCTGGGGAAAAGACAATGACTTGTTCGCCAACGGTCGGCGCCGACCAGGTGCGCGTGCTGCCGGCGCGCCGTGTTGCCCAGTTCAGCCATTCGGTGGTGAGTGTCGGCCCTAGCTGGACGCGCGCCTTGGCTCCTTTGACCTCGGCGATGGTGCCCAGGCGGATCAGGTTTTGCAGCAAGCGGAGGAGGTCGGACAGGTCGGCGTTCATGCAGTGCATGTTGCCGAAGTCCGCGTGCGGATGCACGCGGGGGCGGGTTGATAAGTGACTTAGTGACTATGTGAACTTGGCCACTTCACGTATTTGGATACACCAGGTGAGCAGCGCCGCAGCATGCTGACGGTGCGAAAACCTGCTTGCGCAAATCAGCCTTTCCTACTCATGGTGTTGCAGTTGAATGGCAAAAGACTGCAAAAAAATAAAAATTACTCTTTTAAAAACTATGGATTTCATTTATATTGTCGTGCGCCATGGAAAATTATTTCTCTGTGGCTGTTTACGCAATGATTTTTTAATTGAGATGGCGTTAGTATGGTTTACCTTATTTGCAATAATGTGTTCCATTTTATTAATGGCTGATTCGGGATGAAAATTATTGGTCTTGGTTAACTTCCGACCTGCTATGCGTAAGAAATTCTGAGAAAATATTTTCAATCTTGGTGGTGCTGAATTATGGCTAATGTTTTTTAAGTAATATTAGAAAGTGCTCATGAAAATTTGTAAATTTTTAAATATGAAATTAGATAGACTTCTGATTGCTGCACTTAGAATTTTTCTCGGCATGTTGGTCAGTGGTTCGGCATTTTCGGCGACTATGACTATTATACCAAGCTCTCCTGCGGCGAAGATTAATGAGCGTGTAGTTATGAAGATAAAATTCGATGGAAAGGTTAATAGTTTGACAGATACATTTTTAGCGTGCCCAGGTTATATGTCCCGAGAGAAATGTACTATGATATCGCCATCATTAAGAATTTTGGATCAAAATAAAGTAATTGTTGGATATTTTTCGGGACCGGTTACTTGCTCCGATGGCGGTAAAATTACAGTCCAAAGTATAAATTATTTTTCTTGCAAGGGTGCGGTTGTAAATGTTGAGTTGCCAGCAAAGAGCGTGGCAGGCAAATATAGTTATACGGCCGTGCGTGATACAGATATATTTTCAGAAAGCTTCTCCGTCAATTTCGATGTCAAGATTGGTGGCGATGCAGATATTTCTCCAATCCTTCCTATTTTGCTGGATTAACGTCTTGTCTATGGTTTTTTTTGGAAAAGTCGGCGCCTGAACATTGGCTCCCATGAGTATCAAAGCCCGTAAGTTAGGGTGCTGTATGCAGTTTCGATGATTTATTAACTTCACAATTTATAGGAATTGATATTATGTTTTCAGTTTTTCGGGTATTCGCTTTTCTTCTCTGCTCCATGGTGATGGTCCCAGCGTTTGCCGGTACGCAGTCGGGTACAGTCACAGGATTAGCTGCCCGCAACACTGATGGCTTGCTTTACTTTTATTTAAGTGGTGCTGCGACAGGTAAACCGGGTTGTGCCACCGCAACTTACTGGGTCATTAAGGACGAGAACTCAAACGCGGGTAAAAGGCTTCTTGCCATACTTTTGAGCGCCAAAATGACGGGGCAAGCTATTAATGTTGTCGGCACTGGAAACTGCACACGCTGGGTTGACGGTGAAGACGTTGAAACTATTACGATTTAATTTATTTTTCATTACTCCGTGCTGGTGCGCGGAGTAATGTGCGGCATTTTTTATTAACAGATTATTGAGCAAACCCAGGACATCGTCTATAGGTACATGAGGGATGTGTTGAGTAATTGTTTTAGTTGAATGTATTTTATTTTTTGGCGACTTTAGGTTAGCCCTACATGACGCAGTAATGATTCGCGTATCAACGTCCGATCCGGTTCATTTAACCCCAGCAGCGGCCGTTCCGGGTACTTGTAGACCTGCCCTTTCTTGGTAACGCGGTCTTGCCGGCCAAACTGATGCACATGCGCAACGCGCGCCACCCAGCCAAAGAACCCGACCTCGATCTGGCCGCCGGTCGCCTTTACTTTCAGGTGCTTGGCGGTGCGAATCTTGGCAAACATCGCCGCCTTCTGCCGCTTGATCCGTCCATTCTTCCCCTTGAATTCCTTGCGCCGCTTGCGCGCAGGGTAGGCCGCGCCATCAGGCCCCTGCTGGGCCTTGATGCGCTGCGCCTGGTTGCGGCGCAGGTCGATGGCTACTTTGTGATTGATGGCGCGGCGCTCGGCTGGCTGCAGCCTGGCCAGCAGGGCGCCGGCCCAGGCTTCCAGCGCGTGCAGATCGTCGCTCATGGCGTGGCCTCTGGCGTGCGCCATTCGGCCAGCAGTGTCTCGCCGTCATACAGCTTCCAGAACTCGTCCGCGTAGGCAGGCATGTGCTGTATTTCGGCCAGGTGTTTGATGTCGAGGCGGCCGGCCTCGCCGGTCTTGACGGCCACGCGCTCGGTCAGGTCCAGCTTGATCGAGATATCGACCGTTTCATGGTTATTAAAATCCACCTCGAAGGCGATGCCGTGTTTGCGGGTTTCCTCGTTGGCCATCAAGTCGAGCTGGTGGACTTTCAGCCAGGCGATCAGGGCCACCATGATGGCGTCGGCGTCGCCCGCGTAATCGGTCACGATCAGGTTGAGCTTGAAGCGGTATTCGAAGGACAGCGAGGCGGTGGCCGACGCCACCACGTTGCCCTCATCGGCGAAGACCAGCAGGCGGTCGGGGTCGCGCTGCAGGGCGGGGATGGCGGCGGCCAGGTGCTGGCGTAGGCTATTCGGTTTGTACATGGTAGGTGTCTCGTACTAGGTTGTAGGCGTCGATACAGGCGTTCAGTTGGCGGGTGGCGTCGTCGCCGTCGCCGGCAATGGCGTCAAGAGCTGCCGCAGTCGCTGCGTCAAGTTCGGCGCGCGTTTCGTGCTGATGGCTTGCGGCAACGGTGGAATCTGCAGTTGCGGCGCACTGGCCGCCGGCAACGGGGATTGACAGGCGCACAGCGCCGCTGCGCACATCAAGGCTGAAACGGTCGCGTTCATTTTTTGCATGGTCCTGCTCCTGGGTTAGTTGGTCGGCGCGCTGCGCCAGGGCGGCGCCGGCCGTGCGCTCCAGCGTGAGCACGCGGGCGGTGGCCTGGGCCAGTGCGGTGGCGGCATTGGTTTTGCTGGTGGCGGCCGCCCGCTGCAGTGCGGCGATGCTGGCGTCCTTGCGCCAGCCCTGCGCCGTCCAGCCTGCGATGGCGCCGCACAGGAGAACAGCAGCCAGCGGGGGCCAGGTGGTTGTGGTCACATGGCCACCCGTTCCTTGATCCAGCCGAACAGGAAACGGCGCTGGGTCTTGTTGGCCTCGGTGATTTCCAGGTAACGCGCCGCCTGCAGACCGTTCAGGGCGCGCAGCAGCACGGCGGCGCCATCCTGGCCGCGCCATTTCAGGAAGGCGGCCAGCGCGCCCAGCGACTGCGCACCCAGGCGGCCATCGACGAACAGGGCGGGATAGCGGGCGCCCGTGTCATTGAAACCGTTCAGCCAGCGCTGCAGGAACTCGGCCGCGCGGTGCGGCCCCATGTTCACGCCCGTGTCGATCAGTTCGGCGCCGATGCCGGCATGCAGGGCCAGCACCTGGTCGAACTTCGGTTCCGTGATGTAGCGCGCCGTGTAAATGGCGCGCGCCACCGCCAGGGGCATATCGCGCATCGGGCCTTGATAGCCGTTGGCGCGCGCCACGGCGGCGGTGATGCCGAAATTGGTTTCGCCGCCTTTATCGGCCGGATCGTTCACATAGCCGCCTTCGGCGTGCAGGATGGCGTCGATGGTGCGCGCGATGAGGGGATTTTCCATGGTGGCCATCAGTGTTCCTTTGCGTCTTTGACTAGTTCGGCGATGTCCTTGTCGCTGCGGCGCTGGAACCACAGGGCCACGGCGCGCGATACCCACCAGCCGGGCGCGCCCACGATCAAGTCGATGGCGGAGGCATTGACCATGGCGCCGATGGCTGGGAGCTGGGCGCACAGCAATTGGTACACGGTGCCGCCCAGCAGGCACGAGAACACGCCGGCGCATGCCAGGCGGGCGACGAATTCGCCCTTGTTGAAGGTGCCGTCGCTGTTCAGCGGCGGCAGCACGATGTACAGCATGGCGGCGCCGACCATGCCCAGCGCCGCCTTGAAGCCGTACAGTTTGACCAAGGTGGCGAAACCACCAAACGATTCTGCGGACATTGCTTGATTCTCCGGTGAGGGGATAGATAAATTTTTCATGATGGATAAAGGGTAAATGCCAGGTTCAGTCCCAAAGCTGCACGATGTCAGCCACTTGGCCCGTGCTGGGCTCCGGCTCGGGCAGGGTGACGACCAGGCCGGCCGGCAGCACGGCGCCGTGGCGCGCCAGCGCGGGATTCATTTCCAGGGTGTGCTCGACGTATCCCGCACCGTCGCCCAGGTAGCGCCACACCAGGGCGTCTACCGTGTCGTGCTGCCGCGTGCGCACCTGCATCAGATCAGTTCCACGGTGAGATGCGTGCGCCCGACCATATCGGCGATGGCCCATTGCGCGTTGCGCCGCTGCGCGCCGGGTGCCTCGTCCAGCCATTCCATGCTTTTCTTGTCGCTGACGGACGTGGCCGTGCTGTCGTAGTCGCGGTAACGCTCTATCAAATCGGCTTTCGCCGTGCTGTAGACGGCGCGCCGGTACTGCGCCAGCAAGCGCGATTCGCGGTTGATGCGCGCGGCTGGTACGTCCACCAGGGCGGGGACGCCGGCAGCGGCGTGCTTGCCCTGCCAGTCGGCCAGCTCGCGGTTGACCTGCAGGATGGCATCGACCACGGCTTGCACCAGGCGCGCGTCGGTGACGGTGCCGTCTAACCGCATGGCGTCGCGCATGTCGGTGAGAAGGATGTCGGGAAACCAGCCGTCGTTCTCGATGATGCCAAGGGCCGGTGCTGGCGGCGCCGGGGCGGTGCCGGGCGGGATGGACGGGGGCAGGGCCATGAAGGACATACGGGGCGCTTTCAAAAGTGGGCGGTGGACGGGGTTCATCAGGCCGCTGGTTTGGCCAGAATCCCCCCGTGCCGCCGTGCTGCGGGGGATGCTCTTTACGTGGAACCGGCCGCGCGCTTGAGGCGCCGTTCCAGCCGTTCCATATCTTTCTTGACGCCGCACGACTCCGACAGGGCGCGCGCGCGTTTCAACTGGACCATGGCCGTTTCCGCCTGCGCCACCAGCGCCGGGGCGATGTCGGTGTCGTCGGCCTGGTCCAGCACGGCGATCATGGCCAGGCCGATGGCCTTGTGCAGCTTGGCGCGCGCCTGGTCGGGCGCGTCGCTGGCGGCCGTCAGCTCTTCGACGCGCCCCAGCACCTGCGCCGCGTGCTGCGGATCGGCGGCCAGCTTGCCATGCAAGTAGCCCTCGGCGAACTCGTCGAGCATCAGGGTGGCGATGTCGCGGCTGTAAGTCTCGGGCAGCGTGAATTTATGCGCCAGCGCGTATTCGGCCATGACCAGGGCGCGGTCATATTCGCCCGTGTCGATGTGCCACACCAGCAACGTGGCGAAGACATCATCCTGCGCACCCTTGCCGCCAGCCAGCACGCCGTCGATCCATTGCGCATAGTCCGGTAGCAAGGTGGCCTTGACCTCGATCTTGCGTTCCACCGACTGGATGGATTTCAGGCGCCGACGGTCATCGGACAGCTTGTAGAGCATCAGATCGTAGGCCGTGCCGGTGGTGACGCCTTGCGGCGCGGCGGCGCCGGCCGTGCGCTCGGCCAGCATGCGCGCGCGGTGGCGCAGGGCGGGGGACTGGTTGGCCATCACTTGTCTTTCAGCTCGATGTTTTCCACCAGCGCGGCCAGGCCCAGGTCTTCGATCACGTAGGCGTCATTCGACGATTCGTAGTTCTCGATGCGGTCGCGCTTGGGCACGTCCTCGACGCGACGGCGGCGCGCGCCTTCCTGGAAGTAGATCGACAGATTGTCGAAGCGCGTAATCAGGATGGCGTTGTCCGGGAAGAAGGGCACGCGCGCCGCCGGCAAGCCGCCGATGCGTTTCTGGCTGATGATGATGTCGGCCGCCAGGGTTTCCGTGGGCGCCTGCTTGGTGTTGACCAACGGAAAATACTTGTCGTTCAGCAGCTTGCGCCCGACGATGGCCACCAGATTGGTGTCTTCCTGATACCACGGGTCCAGCAGGTTGACGGCATCGGTGACGGCCGCGTCCAGGTTGGCGTAATCCGCATCGGCCACGTCGCCGATGATGACCTTGCCGGGCATGCCGCTGGCGACCAGGCCCAGCACGCGCTCGGGCGCCAGCTCGCGCAGATGCTGCAGCCAGCCCTTGTTCACGTCCTGCAGCAGCGGATTGGCGTCCAGATCGGTGTCAGCCATGGCTTTCACGCCATTGAAGCCGATGACGATGCGATCTAACGCCTGGCGCGTCAGGATGGCATTGGCCACGCGCGATTGAAAATCGGGGAACTTGGCCCAGGCATCCAGCTTGGCATAGTTCAAATGCGTGTCGAAGTTGGTTTGCTCGCAGCGGTACTTGGTGCCGTCCAGGGTGGACAGGTCGCGCGTCTTGCGTTCCTTGTCCTTGGTGTTGGTGCGGCCGGCAATCGGACCGGACACGCCCAGGCCCAGCTTTTCGCCTTCCTGCTCGGTCACGCCGATGATGTTCACTTTTGAGAGGAACTCGCTCGATTCCTGCATCTTCGTTTCCAGCTTTTGCTGCACGCTGGGCGTGACGCTGAAGGTCTTGGCCACGTTGTCCGTGTCGTTCAGCTGGCCCAGGCGGGTTTCGTATTGGCCAAAGACCTGGCGCGTTTGCTTTTTCATAAATCAGTGCTCCGTTGTTGAATGGGGAATTGGGATGGCGCGGGCGCTTAAAACTCGGTCTGCACGGCGCCGTCGTTGCCGGTGGCGGCCGGGCGGCGCGGGCCGTTGCCGGGTGCTTCGTCCATCTGCGCCTTGAATGTGGCCAGCTCGTCCTGCGTCGCTTTCTGCGCCTTTTCCGCGGCATCGAGGCGCTTGAGGGCAGCGGCATAGTTGTCGTTGGCGGTGACGACGTGGCCGGCCAGTTCCTGCACGGCCTCGCTGATGTCGGCGAACTGCGCAGCGTCGGCGCCGGATTTGTTCGAAAAGCGCGACAGCAGGTTTTTCACGGCGTCGGCCAGCTTGGTGCCCTGTGGCTCGTCAAATTCCAGTGTCACCTCGACGGCGGAAGTAAACAGGTTGGTGCTTTGCAGCTTGCGGCTGGCCGAGAATTGCAGCGCCTCGGTACCCAGGCTGGCCGGGCTGTCGGTGACGCCCAGGCCGACCAGGTAGGGCTGCGACGAGTCGGCAAAGTCGGGCTGGATTTCCAGGCTGGTGTACAGCTTTTGTTTCGCCTTGTTGATGGCCACCAGCTCCGGCGTCGGTTCGATCTGCGCGAACAGGGCCAGTTTCTTGCCGCTGTCGGTGTCCACCTCTTCGGCTTTCACCGCGATCACGTCGCCGTAGGCTTTGAACTGGCTGTCGGGCAGGATGCCGCGAATGTGCTCCAGCCAGATGCGCGCGCCGTAGGTTTTCGGGTTGTAGGTGGCGGCGATCTGCTCGATGGTGGCGCGGTCGATATTGCGGCCGTCCGTGGTGGCGCCTTCGGTGGCGACGCGGAAGAATTTCGATTTGGACATGGTGGGCGTTCTCGGTTGATCGGATAACGCCATGGTCAACGTCTTGGGGCCGCGATTCAATGCGCTGCGGGTTGCTATGGGCCATAGCGACTTTTGCCTTTCCCCGCTCCGCGCGCGCGCGGCCTACGCTGGCGGCATGCTAGTCATTGAACAAAAACCCGAAGAGAAAATCGCCGAACTGGCCGTGCCCGAATCCGAGCCACGCCGCGCCGCGCGCGCCCTGTACTGGAAGGGCTGGCGCATTTCGTCCATCGCCCGCCACCTCGGACTTAAGCGCAGCACCATCAATAGCTGGAAGCTGCGCGACGAATGGGACAAGGCTCAGGCCATCGAGCACGTGGAAGCGTCGGCAGAGCTGCGCCTGGTGAAACTGATCGAAAAAGAGGTCAAGAGCGGCAGCGATTACAAGGAAATCGACCTGCTGGCGCGCACCATCGTGCAGATGGCGCGCGTGCGCCGCTATGAGCAACCGGGCGGCAACGAGGTCGATCTCAATCCCAAGCTGGCGAACCGCAATGCCGGCCCGAAGAAGAAGCCGACGCGCAACGATTTCAGCGAAGAGCAGAAAATCCAGCTGCTCGACGCCTTCCAGGATTCGCTGTTCGATTATCAAAAGGTCTGGTATCGCAACGGCGACCAGCGCACGCGCGCCATCCTCAAAAGCCGCCAGATCGGCGCCACCTGGTACTTCGCGCGCGAGGCGCTGGCCGACGCGATGGAAACCGGGCGGAACCAGATTTTCCTGTCCGCATCGAAGTCGCAGGCGCACGTCTTCAAGCAATACATCGTGCAATTCGCGCGCGAGGCGGCCGGCATCGAGCTGACGGGCGATCCTATCGTGCTGCCGAACGGCGCGCATCTGTACTTCCTGGGCACCAACGCGCGCACGGCGCAGGGCTACCACGGCAATTTCTACTTTGACGAATTTTTCTGGACGCAGAATTTCCAGGAACTCAACAAGGTGGCCTCGGGCATGGCCATCCACAAGAAATGGCGCAAGACCTATTTTTCAACGCCATCCTCGACCACGCACCAGGCTTACCCGTTCTGGACGGGCGAGCTGTTCAACAAGCGCCGCGCCAAGGCGGACCAGGTCAACATCGATGTGAGCCACGGCCGCTTGTCGTCGGGTTTCACGGGCGAGGACAAGATCTGGCGCCAGATCGTCACCATTCTGGATGCCGAACGCGGCGGCTGCAACCTGTTCGACATCGACGAGCTGCGCAACTTTGAGTACAGCCCCGACCAGTTCGACAACCTGCTGATGTGCAACTTTATCGACGATTCGGCCTCGGTCTTCCCGCTGGCCGAGCTGCAGCGCTGCATGGTCGATTCCTGGGTTGAGTGGGACGACTACAAGCCGTTGCTGGGTCTGCGCCCGTTCGGCAACCGGCCCGTGTGGATCGGCTACGACCCGGCCTTGAACGGCGACAGCGCCGGCTGTGTCGTGCTGGCGCCGCCGATGACGGCCGGCGGCAAGTTCCGCATCCTGGAGCGCCACCAGTGGCGCGGGCAGAGCTTCGAAGACCACGCCGACGCCATCCGTCAGATGACCCAGCGCTACAACGTTGAATACATCGGCATCGATACCACTGGCATGGGTATCGGCGTGCTGCCCATCGTGCGTGGCTTCTTCCCGGCCGTGACGGCCCTGAATTACTCGCCCGAAGTCAAAACCCGCATGGTGCTCAAAGCCAAAAACATCATCAGCAAGGGCCGGCTGGAGTTTGACGCCGGCTGGACCGACATCGCGCAGTCCTTCATGGCCATCCACAAGACCCTCACCCCCAGCGGGCGGCATGTCACCTATGTCGCCGGCCGCAGCGATGAAACCGGCCACGCCGATCTGGCGTGGGCCTGCATGCACGCCCTCGATCACGAGCCCTTCGAAGGCACCACCGACAACCACCACTCTTTCATGGAGATTTATTCTTGAGAAAAGCACGACACTTGCGCGCGCGCGGCCAGCAGGCCGAGGGCGCACCATCAACAGCGTCCACGGCCACGGCGCCGGCCGCCGCCGGCATCGAGGCGTTTTCCTTCGGCGACCCGACGCCCGTGCTTGAGCACGCCGACATTCTCGACTGTTTCGAATGCTGGAAGAACGGCCACTGGTATGAGCCGCCCGTCAACCTGGCCGGCCTGGCCAAGTCTTTCAACGCCGGCGTGCATCACAGCAGCGCCATCCACTTCAAGGCCAACGTGCTGGCGTCTACGCTGATCCCCAGCAAGTACCTGTCGCGCGACGCCTTCAAGCGCATGGCCCTGGACTTCCTGACCTTTGGCAACGCCTACCTGGAAGACCGGCCCAGCCGCAGCGGCAAGGCGCTGGCGTACCAGCATGCGCTGGCCAAGTACATGCGGCGCGGCGTTGATCTGGACACGTATTTCTTTGTGAATGGCTACCAGGCCGTGCACCAGTTCGACAAGGGGCGCGTGTTCCACCTGATGGAGCCGGACGTCAACCAGGAGCTGTATGGCGTGCCGCAGTATCTGAGCGCGCTGCAATCGGCCTGGCTCAACGAGGCGGCTACCTTGTTCCGCCGCAAGTATTACAAGAACGGTTCGCACGCCGGTTTCGTGTTCTACATGACCGACGCCGCCGCCAACACGCAGGACGTGGACAACCTGCGCCAGGCCATGCGCGACAGCAAGGGGCCGGGCAACTTCCGCAACCTGTTCATGTACGCGCCGAACGGCAAGAAGGACGGCATCCAGATTCTGCCCGTGTCGGACGTGGCCGCCAAGGACGAGTTTTTCAACATCAAGAGCGTCACGCGCGACGACCAGCTGGCCGCGCACCGCGTGCCGCCGCAGCTGATGGGCATCCTGCCGAACAATGCCGGCGGCTTCGGTGCGGTGGAACCGGCCGCGCGCGTCTTCGCCCGCAATGAGCTGGTGCCGCTGCAGGCGCAGTTCGAAGCGATCAACGAGTGGGCCGGCGTGGAAGTGGTGCGCTTTGCCCCGTATGACCTGGCCACAGGCGGGGAGGGCGCGGCATGAGCGATCACATCGACAACACGGACAAGATCATCTTTGCCGAGGTGGCGCGCGGCCTGGCCGCCGTGCGGCGCCGGCCCGCCCTGGTGGCGCATGGCTGCTGCCTCTACTGCGACGAGGCGCTGGCGCCCGCGCTGCTGTTCTGCGATGTGGATTGCCGTGACGACTACGAGAAGGAGCAAGCGGCGAAGATCCGCGCCGGCCGCTTAAGTTGACCGCAAGGCTGCGCTAGCTGGCAGGTGTCGGATGTCATAAAAGAAGAAAACTGGTCCCTTAGTTCCTTGCGTACAAGGGGATCGTTCGTCGTTTGACGTACAGATAAGTACTCTCTGTGCGATGAATAATAAAAAAATGGGGGGCGAATAGCCGCTATCAATTGCAGTCAATAAGTTTGGCGGCTCATCTTTCGTAATCAGGTACAAAACCGGATGGTCAACAAGGCTCAACGATTTTTGGCATTTCTTCGGGGGGATCGATGCCAAAAGCTTTGTTCACTGCAGCCCATGACCGCTCCTCCATGTCCTTAAGTTGCACCATGAATTCGTCATCTTCACGAGGCAAGTTCAGTTCACTGCGCAGTGCACACACCATCTTGACCAATGCATGCTGAACCAGCCGAAGCCTTCCAAAAGTTGCCTTAAAGGCTTCGAATCGCATTGGTAGTATGTTGCCCATGGCTTCTTGCTGGGCAAGTTCTAGAGCTTTCACGTATTCATTGGCATCCACCGCCAGGGAAACTAACTTCTCCTGCTCGCCATGAGAGGCATTCCTTGCCTTGGCGTCTGCCAGTTGAGACACAAAACGACGAGCTTCGCCTTCCGCGAATGCTATCTCTTTCGTACGACGTCGTACTGGCTCCATTGCTATTCGAATCGGACGGGCAGTAGTCATCGCGTGCAGAAAAACCTCGCCAATATCGCTTGCTAGATCTCGAGAAAGGTGAGCAGCCTCCGCATCGGAAACCAACCAGATTTTTGCGTTAGCTTTCAGAAATGATTGAAAGGCGCCCGCATCATCGTCTGTGTTCAACGGCCGTTCTGGTAGGCCTCCAATGTATCCCAGTAGCGCATGGGTTTCTGCCACTGCCGCCAAGTACACCTCTCTGCGGATCGTTCCCTTTCGTTCCTCGTCCTTCTGCTTTGCATCATGCTTACGCTGCCGGTCTGCTTCTGCGTCATCGCGGGCATGTTGCTTCGCCAGCAGCTGCAGACTATTCCTACCTGAAGCCCATGCCGTGAAAGCTGCCACACCGGAAGCAACGACGGCACTAATAAGCCCCGCCCAAATAACCCACGGGACGCCAAGCCATCCCTGTGCCATGGCCTGAGTCGCTTGAACTGTCTGCATTGCTGTTGGCATACATCTCCATCTTGTGATATCGGAATCCATGATTTTATACGGCGTTTTTATCCAGTGATAGGGTCTTTACGTTCCAGTTCACTTGTTAACAAGGCAGCTTGGCGTAGCCCGTCAACGTTCAAGCGCTCCGGCCACCGCACAACTCATCCGCGAAGTAGCTTTTTCATGGTTGGAGGAGGGGAATTGTTATTTTGTTATTCAAAAAGCGAATTCGGCCCGGCGCGCGCAGTTGTCCCCCCTCCACACCTGCCCGCTATATAGGGCTCTTTTGACTCAAATTTGCGCCATGGCCGAAGGCGCATGAGGACTGGCGCGGCGGGGCGAAGAGGGCGCGCGCGTTTTGACGCATTTTGACGCAGTTTGAACGGCGTTTCGCGCGGTGCGGCGTTGGAGTATATATCGACGTTAAAGCGCTGAATTATTGAGTTCCGATTCGCGAACCAGTTCTGTGAATTTTGAATCGTGCTTATCGGATATATTTAAAAAGTATGCTATAAATGCAACTTATCGCCTGGCGGCATCCCATTCAGGAGCATCATTTGAACAGACCCCTCATCGTCATGGGCGACAAGACCAGTCACGGCGGCACAGTCATCAGCGCCGATCTCACCGTCGACATCAACGGCAAGTATGTCGCGCGCGTGGGCGACATGACAGTGTGTCCCAAGTGCAAGGGGACTTTCGCCATCAAGTCCGGTCCGAGCGACCTGGTGGATGGTAGCGGCAACGGTTATGCGCGTCACATGGACATGACCGCTTGCGGGGCGAAACTGATTTCCGGCCAAATAACCACGAGCTGGTTGGACGAATCGTCAATGGGCGACCCGGCAGCCGAAGACAAGATCGCGGCTCTGGAGGCCACGCCCCAGATCGCGGCCGCCACATCGTCGGGTATCTGTCTTGATTGCCTGCTCAAGGCCGCTCACGTTGGCAGTCCCGTGGTGATCCGCGAATGACGATGCTTGACGTCAAAATTCGGTGGGAACAGCAACACGATGCGATGCCCGAGCTACGCTTATACGCCTTGGTGGATGGTGCTCAGTACCAAACCCAACACAACAAGCGGTTACTGGCGGGCACCGGACTTTTTCCCCTATTCAAAGGCACCCCGGACGCTGGGCTCAGTCATGCGGGGCCTTGGCTGGTCGATGTGGCCAGCGTGGCGGAGTCTTTTGTCGAAGAGCTGACCGCGCTTGAGCGCGATACTCCTTCTCTGTCTTGGCTGATCTCGCCACAAGACTTGATGGACTCGCGCAACTGTTGCAACTGAGGCTGGAGGTGCGTCTGCCGGATGGCCGCAGCGCCTTGCTGCGTTTTTGGGACCCGCGCGTCTTGGCCAACCTTGCTCAGACGCTCGATGCCGGGCAGCGGGAGGAATTTTTCAATCATATTTACGAGTGGCACCTGCTGCACAACGGGCAGCGTGTTTGGATCGGGAGGCATCATGCTGACGCTCAATGAGGCGCAATGGCAGGCTCTGCAACAAGGCGAAGCCCGCCAGTTCGTCTCAATGGTATGCGATGAGTTCCTTGCTAACCGGCCTGACATGCTTGCACAGCCCGGCCGGGAGGCCGTTCTGGCACGTATGCAGAATGCGCACGACTATGCTGCCCGTGTGGGTTTCACCAGTACACCGCACATTATGCGACTGATGTACCTGTCTGCTGATGCCGTACGCATTCATGACGACCCGTTGATCAATGACTATCTGCGTAAACGCGGCGCGACTCCGGAACAGCGCCTAGATGAAATCGATGCAATCATGCGCAACAAATTACAGGGAATGAACTGATGCCAGCAATTTTCATTCCTGTCGTCATTCCTGTCGTTGAGGCCGTTGCCGTGCGTGTACTGGCTGCACTCGGTGTCGGCCTCGCCGCCGGCGCTGCGGGCGAAGCGGCGCTTGAGCAGGCACGCAAACGCCAGGAAGAGGCCGATAAGGCTAAATCAGGCGCGATTGGGCGCACGGAGGCCACAACGAAAGAAAAAGAAAAGTGCAAAGAGTGCCCGCCGGACCGTGGTGCTCTTATGCCTGTCAATCACCACATGTCGCAAAACTCGATGGAGTATCAGGCCAGAATAACGGGATTTCCTCCAGGCTTTGAATGGTTGTTTGAAGGGAAAGACTTCGATGGCTTCAAGTCCAGTATGTGCTTGTTACAAGAGGCTAAAGCGGAATACGATCAATTTTTTAATAAAGAAGGTAGATTTCAATATCCCTTTCAAGAAAATATTTTCATCAAGATGAAAAATCAGGCTAAAGCCCAAGCAGCGATCGTCAAAAGAAACAAGCCAGCCACACTAACATACTATTTTCAAACCCCGATGGCTTGTGAGCATATGACACCAACGTTAGTCGGCTTGGGAATCTCCATCCTTCAGGTTCCATAATATTATGACCATAATTAAAGCCCAATTCAAAAAACCTTCTCCAGGCGCATCGTTGGCCTTCCGGCCCAATGTCGAACAGATCGGGTCTATCATCCGATTTCTGCAAAAAACTGACCCACTAGGAGAACAGTGGCTTCTGATGGGGGATACAGAAGAGGAGTCGCTTCGATACCCAGCTTTCGACGCCTTCGGGGAACTCACCCCTGCGGCCGAGGCAGTACTCGAAACAGAATTCAAAGGCGAGAATTTTCGTTATCTTGCTGTATGGAATGGTGAATTTAAGCAAGGCGATGGAGCCAGTTTTAATCTTCAGTTTAACGATGAGGATTGGCCATCATGGAGCCTTGATATTGCCTATCAAGAGGAAGGTCTTCGGCGTCTGGGAGGGTTTGCTGGCGTGACGGAGCTTCTATCAATAATTGCCGGCAGTCTTCATCCTAACTACATCAATGTCGCACGTAATCAGTATTTTAAAAAACAAGTTTTTCAGGATCGGCCTGGTGTAGGCTGGATGCTCTACCTTCCACGCGTGCTGACAGTCCAGCAAGTGCCAGAGGCCCGCGCGCTTGTGCCTGTGATGATCAAGGACGAGAAGGGCAAAGACAAACAAATCGGCACCATCATTGTCAGTGTCACCGACGTGCCGTTTTCGGACGAGAACCCCGAACACGTCAAGATCGCCAACGCCATCGAAATCCGGTTGGTCGATCAAGACTTACTGCCTCCTTTCGCGGACCTCTAAGCGCTGGCTGTACAGACCACTCTTGCACAAAAAAACGTTTCCGCATCGTCCGTGTGGCATGGTGAAAACAGTACGTTGCAAGGTGGTGGAGAAACATTGCGTGCGGAACGAAATTGCGCGTAAGCATTTGAAATGTATGAAGTATTTTGAAGACTTGAAAACTAGCGACGGGTTAAACTGTTCGTGAGTTCGAATCTCACCGCTTCCGCCAGGAAATAAAAAGAAGAGCCGCCCCCTTGGGCGGCTTTTTTTATTTCTTGGCGGAAGCGAGCAGGGCGGCGCCCTGTGTGTGAGATTCGAAGGGCTGGGCCTACCGGCCCAGCCCTCCCCGAATCCTCCAATCGCTGCCGCTGCGCGGCAGCCCCGCGCGCCTTGGGCGCGCGTTCGTGCTTCCAATCAGTTTTTGCGACTGAGCCAACTGTCACAGAACCCCACGCCTCAGTCCGTGTCTGAACGCCAAACCTGACCCTCGCGTTAGTGCGCGTGGTGTACTGGCCAAGGGATTTGCAGGGGATGTGGGAGAGTGTTCACTTACAATAGTAGGTGTTTTGCCCCCATGCTTCCTTACGTTCTTGTCAGCATGATTTTTGCTTGTTAATAGTTAATTTTTTACTTCTTCAACAACTTGATTAAAGAAAATATTTACTCAAAAATGGAAATTTAAGTTATCTTTAAGACAAAAAAGGAGACATTTTTCTCTTTTATTGATGAGGCAAAAATGCACGTGAACAAACTTGATGAACCCATATTTGCTATTGCAGCCAACCAAAATTATGACTGTTTAAGGCATGACGGTCTAACAGCGCAAAAAGTCGATGTCGGAGTCATTTTTCAAGAAATGCTAGGCACAGCGACTGCGGCCGCCTACTTGGCGAAAAACAACGTTCCTATGCACATAGCGCTCCGGGTCTTGACGCAAACCCATCGCAAGGCTACGAAATGAGGGGATGGCTGTTGTTGCTGAGTAGCTAACGTACGAAAAAATCTGTCATTTTGTTGTCATTCCCAGGCTAAAACACCCCAAATAATGACAGCTTTCTTCTAGCTAACTACTTGATTCTAAAAATTCAGTGGTGGAGACGTCTGGGACCGAACTTGCCTCGCCAAGTGGCCAGGCGCTATAAACTTTTTCTACGGTTTTGGTGTTGGTATGAGGTAGCCCTTGATGACGTGCTGGACCAAGGCTTGCGGCGCCTCGTCAAGGTGGTCAGTAAACTTTACATATCCAGCCACCAGTTGAGTAGGGTTTCATCATTGTCGTCATCGAGGTTGGCGTAGATATTGGCGAAGTACCATTCCACGCCCGTTGCTTCGCGGAAGGTGTCGAAGGGACCGTTGACGTTGTAAATACCGTGGTGGCCCGGCACGTTGAAGGTCAGATTGCCTTCATATTGGCCATCCATTGTGCCGCCAAGCTGCTTTTGCACGTCGTACTCGAGCCGGTCGACTGCGGACTGGCTCATGGCGTCGGCATCGTAGATCTGGATGCAGAAGTTGCCGCCGCGCTTCAA